AAGAACTATCGTTGAATCAATCGACGAAATTTACGGAATTACGCCTACTTCGCCCTCGCGGCTTTGGTTGTAACAACTCTTATTAACACTTAAAGGAAATAATAACAATGGCAAACTATGCAGCACAGTTTACTACCGCTGATGGAGTATACACAGGCGGCTATACCTCACTGGAAGTAACTGGCAACTACAACGATGACTCTAAGATTGGTCGTGGTGTTGTTCAGATTAACATCACAACAGGTACTGTAGACCTACAAGCGAAGCTTACAGAAGCAGCCCCTTGGACTACTATTAAGAACTACACAGTAAGCACTCTCGAAGAGATTGTGATTGCCCCTTACTTTCGGGTTATTGCGTCTGACTCCGCTGAATGCTTTTACGCAGAGCATAGCTAAATGTCAGAAAATGTATTCTCAAACATGATTCCTGGCGTTAGTGGCGGGGGTTCTGGTTCTGGTACTGGTCTTACAACGGAACAGACAGAATTCTTGTCCCACTGGTCCTATGAAGAATCAACACGTCGCCTAGTCTCTACTAAGGCTATTGAAACAACACTTAACTCCTTGTATCTTGGTGAACAACACAAGATGTCTTCTGGTTCAGAGAACATCTACTTCACTAACCTAACAAGCGATATTAACTTCTTCCCTATGTGGGGTGGTCTTAAAGACCAAAGCATTACAGCTAACCGTGACTCTACAGGGTTTATTCCTCCAAGTGGTCGTGTATACTCTGACATGTTCTCCCTGCCCCTTGGTGGTGTACCTGACCCGCTTACTTCTGTAGGCTATGCAGGTAATAACTACTTCGGCATTAACATCTCCGGCCTTGGTATTACTACTGTGGCTGCTGAAGAGGTTGGCCCAGATGTTCGCCTAGAGTACCGTATTACTATTGCGGGTCGTCAGGTGTACATGCAAGAGCTACCGCGTAGTGCGGCACGGTCTTCTGCGGGTGCTACTATTTATCCTAATGACACTATTGAGTGGTTCTTTGACCACCCTGTTGACGTCCGTGCAGGTACTACACTCTTTGCTGAAATTCATAAAGTACGTAACTCTGATGGCGTTGACCTTGGTATCTTCCAAGTTCGTCAAGGTGACACTGTAGACCCTAACACTGGTCTCTATCGCTACCAAGCGACAGTACACAACCGTTTGTTTGAAGACAAAGACCTAGAGCTTATCTCCCCTTACCTTAAGTATAAGGCTATGGACTTTAGTGTAGATGATACAGGCACTTCTATCTTGCTTAAGGACTTGTCCCTAGCGGCGGGTTCACAGATGCTTATTCCTCATAACATTAACACAATACAAGCTATTGCTAATGGTACTGAGATTAAGATTATGGTTAAAGATGGCGCTAAGATTCTTGTTGAATCCTTGCCAGTCTCCGCTGTAAGCATCAACGGTTCTTTTGTAAACTCTGTATTGAATACAGCTGTAACAGAACTTAACAACTTGTTTACTAACACTCTGAGCTTTGCTTCACAGGGTAATCCTGTAACTGGCTTTACGCTAAGTGGCAATGACCTGACCCTAGCACTAGCAGACGCTACTTCCTACACTGTTGACGTAACTACAATAGGTGTGGATACTAACAAGTTTGTAACTAGTGGTGCTTTAAACGGTACAGACCTAATCCTCACTCTGAATGATGCTTCAACTGTTACTATTGATGCTTCTAACATGATTAACGGCTCTACTCTTACTGCCACTAATGACTCTTGGTTTATCTCTTATGGTACTAACGCCAACGAACCTGTCGCTACAAGCGCTATAGATACTACAATAGTTGGTGGTGTTCAGGTACGCTTGCAAGGTCCGTACTACTTTGGTCAGAAGCTACAGCGTGGACAAGAGTTCAAGTTCAACATGGACACAGGTAATCAACTTCGTTTGGGTATCTGGGATGGTGCTGAAGTAGCAACTTCTTACACAGACCAAGCGACTGCTGGCAACTGGAACACAGTGTTTAGCTATGCTAACGGCTCTGGTAAGTTCACAAGCTCTACTAACACAGATGTAACAACCTATCACGCAAGTGGCTATAGTGCTACTAACAACGCTCCTATGTCTATCCGCTTCGGCAATGATGGTCATATGACTCTGATGGATTTGTCTGGTGGTGTTGAAGTTATCGTAGCTAAGACAACCATTGCTTTGCCTGTTACTGAGTTCAACCTACAGTTCGGTGGCTTCAACAACTCAGTATTCCCTAACGGCATTATCGACTCTACTTCTTTCCTTTGGGAAATTGTACACGACTTTGCTGGAACTGAAGCAGGTATTATCAACGGCATCCTAGACCACACAGTGCTTAAGTCTAACATCTCTATTCTCCCCGGAGAAAAGATTATGTTTATGCTTGATGAAGCAGGTACAGGTGATTTCTTTGGTACTGACTATACAGCCGCTGCTACAGGTGTCCTTACCGCTGAAGAACAGTTAGATGGTACATTCTACTATCAGACCAATGAAGCTATCGTATTTGATACGGCTGCTGGAGTCTCAGATTGGAATGCAAATACAAACGCACCTAATTACTTCTTTGCAGCAAGCCTAAACCAATACAGAGATGGTTCTGCTGGAACTATTCAGGGTATGTTTAGCTTACGCTACACAACAGACAACTCAATCACACTCTATGATGAAGACTCTAATGTTAAGATTGCTACACGGAAAGCAGATGGTGACGGTACTACTCCTCTACACCTCTTCTTCGGTGTTAGAGGCAACCGTGCTTACTACTCTATTCCGGTAATCTCTAAGCAGTCTATTACAGGTGGCTCACAGCCTAACCTGACGTTTGCTCCAGATGTTTCTAATCAGACGTTTACTGTTGAACAAAACACTGCGTTTAGCTTGCAGATTGCTCTTGACGCTAACTCTGACATTGTTAACATGTATGGCGAAAGTGATGCTCCTTCTTGGGCAGTACTAGGCCAAGTAACAGGACAGTTCATTGGTACAGCACCAGCACATAACGGCTCAAGTGACTCCTATGTCATTAACTGTAAAGCTGCTAATGCTATTGGTGGTATTACTAACTTCACTGTGACTATCAATGTAACACTACCGGCCTACACCAACACCAAGTCTCTGAACTTGGATGGTTCAACCAACTGGCTCCAAGGTAACCCTGTCAACATGACTGCTCTAGAACGGGCAACAAATGGTGACGGTAGTGCTTGGACAATCTCAATGTGGGTTAAACCAGATACATCAAACACAGGCAACCAGACTTTATTGGTTTACGGTGCAGGAGATGACTACAATGGTGGAGCTATCACGCTGAAGCAAAGTGGCGGTACAAGCTTAGTGCTGAACTACGGTACTGTGTATAACAACATCATCCTTGTTTGTGGTAATGCGTTCACAGCTAACACTTGGCAACACGTAATGGTCACCTTCGACGGTGGCACTACAGGAAGTGTTCCGGCAGATGCTTCTGACTACTACAGCAGATTTGACATCTATGTGGATGGTGTACTTCAGTCACCCGTCGGTGTTGCTTCTGGTAGTGGTTATGACGGCGCTCTTAGCGGTGCTAACCCTAGCGACAACATCTACCGTATCGGTCGTGCGTCTAACGTCCACAACAACTACTTCGGTGGTGTAATCAACCAAGTAGCTATTTGGGACACAGACCAAACTGCCAACATAGCGACTATCTATAACAGCGGTGCAACTCAGAACTTATCTGACTTAACTGTAGCTCCGTCTCATTATTATGAGATAGAAACCTCTGTAACGACTATAGCTGATATTGAAGGCTCTGCGCCTTTGACTGGTTATAACTTTGTTGCTGGTGACTTGGTTACTGATACACCTTAATAACGATTGACAACCCCTGGCTTGTGTGCTATAAGCTAGGGGTTACAGTCAACAGACAGGTACTATAATGCAGATTAAACGACTAGTAAATGATAAACCACTGTGGGACTCCTTCTGCGATGAGCTGGATGAACGTATAACATACGCCTACAAGCAACTAGAACAAAGGGATGAGCCTTTGCACTTACACCGCCTACAAGGTGAGATCAAAGCGTTACGTAGCCTCAAGCAGCTCCGTGATAAAATCAATGGTGAAAAGACGGAGACCTTTTAAATGAAAAAGATGTATGAAGAAGGTGGCTTAGCCACGGACGGTATGGATGTTGATCCTGTGTCAGGTAACGATATCCCTGTTGGCTCCAATGCTGAAGACGTACGTGATGACGTAGATGCTAAGCTATCCTCAGGTGAGTACGTAGTGCCTGCTGACGTAGTTAAGTACCTAGGTGTTGCTCAGCTGGAGAAGCTTGTCAACAAAGCTAAAGATGGCCTTGAGGACATGGAAGAGAACGGACGTATCGGAGGTGCCCCTGCAGAGGAACCTGAAGAGGTCGTAATGACTCTTGGTGGTGATCTGGAGACTCTAGACGGTTACGCTACCGGTGGTCTGGTCCCAGGTGCTGATATTAACGGTATCATTGATCGTGTTAAAGCTGCAGCTATGAAAGACCCTTCTATTACCAACCTTCTTAAGTCAAAGGGTATCTTTGTACAAGCCCCTGAGCAAGGACAAGCTGCTGTAGCTCCTGCCGTAGAGGGTCAGGCTGCTCCTAGGAAGTTCGCTGAAGGTGGTTCTGTAGAGACACCTGAGTTCGCCAAGTACGACTCAGAGGATTACACAAGCACTTTCGATCCATACGCACATGGACCTGGTTTCTCTATTACAACTGGAGCTTCTGCGGCACCTGTACCTCCTACCTGCCCAGAAGGTTATGAGCTCGATCCCACTACCAACACGTGTGTTCCCGTTGAAGCTAAGGTTGAAGAGCCTAAACAGGATGAGGGGCCTAGTCAAGAGGAGTTAGCCGAACAGCAGAATGATCCTAACGCTTGGATGGAGCAGTACGACTACACTAACCCTGAGACACTCATGAATCAGACCATGACTACTCTTGGCCTCCGTGAAGCTGAAGAGGAGAAAGAAGGTGCTGGTGGTTTCATGGGTAAGATCGGGGATTTCTTCAGTAACACCCTCGGTAAGACCTTGGCAGGTGGTATGCTTGGTAAGCTAATGGCTACCAACAACTACTCCAGCGCAATGGCTAACGCAGCTGTTCTAGAGGCTCAAGGTTACAAGGCTGAGGCTCAGTCTATCCGTAACGCAGCAACTGGGTACGCTAAAGATAAGGGTGTCCGTGTGGGTGGCTTCTTCGACGGCACTAAGGGCAAGTCTGAACGAGCAGTGGGACTGATGGCAGGTAGCTTTGGTAAAACGGGTACTAGCCGAGCAAGAGGTGGATCAGGTGGGTCCTCTGGCGGTCCACGTACATCTGGCACAGGTTATGATTGGCAGTCCTACAAAGCCCCTGGGGCCTCTAAGACCTTTAACCAGAAGTCTTCGCCTAACGCAGCTAAGGCTGCGAAGTCCCTACGTTCCCGTCAGTCTGACGCACCTAGCACTGAGGCCATGCGTGGCATCTCCCGAGGTGCGGATATAGCAGAAGAGGCTGCAAGCTCTGGACGTAGCATTGCTGACATAGGTCGCTCTAACGCACCTAGCACCGCAGCTCCTTCCGCAGAGGATCGGTCAGCTGCTGCAGCCGGTGCTTCCCGTGGTATCGGAGGTGAGTTCGGTATGGCTAAGGGTGGTCTAGTCCAACCTCGCCGTAAGACACCTACTTCAAAGAAGATGACTACAAAGACTACTAACAAAAAGGGTTTGGGCCGCCGATAGGCCCTTACCACCCTCCTACAAAACAATAAGGCCACTCAGCATAAAGCTGACCCCAACATAAAGGAATATGGACATGGCTCAAGAAATGGTTAAAGAAGTAGCAGCTAAAGAGGCTATGATGTCTCGCGGTAGCAACTATATGGCTAAGCAAGCACGTATCGAGAAAGACGAGAAGGAACTAGAGGAGCTAATGGCCTCTCAGAGCCACGGAGAGGACCCTGAGGAGGCCGAAGAGGTACAAGAGGTACCTGAGGCCCAGGAAGGGGATACTGAGGCTGTAGAGGACGCTCCTGAGGAGTCTGATGAGAACCTTAGCCGTGAAGAGAAGTCCTTCAAGAAACGGTACGGTGATCTACGCCGTCACATGGCCGAGAAGGAGAAGGAGTGGAAGAGTAAGCTGGAAGAGGCTGAGTCTACATCTCCCAAACTCCGTGCCCCTAAGTCTGATGAGGACATCGAGGCGTGGGCTAGAGAGTACCCTGATGTAGCTGCTATCGTGGAGACCATTGCGTCTAAGAAGGCCGATGAGAAGTTTGCAGTAGCTGAGAACCGCTTACGTCAGTTCGACGAGGCTAACTACGAAGCTGAGCGCACTAAGGCTGAGACAACCATCCGTAAAGCCCATAGTGACTTCGATGAGTTACGTGACTCCGACACCTTCCATGACTGGGTTGAGGAACAGCCTAAGTGGGTACGTGATGCCCTTTATGAGAACTCAGACGATGCTGCAAGTGTTGTCCGTGTCCTTGACCTCTACAAGGTCGACAATGGCCTGACACCCTCCGCTAAGAAGAGTAAAGCTAAAGATGCAGCTAAGACTGTATCTAAGCGTAGCCGCCCAGCTGTAGATGATACAGGTGTTGGTGGTATGTTGAAAGAATCAGTGGTCTCTAAGATGACTGATAAAGAGTTTGAGGATCGTTACGACGAGATTCAAGAAGCGATGCAGTCCGGTAAGTTTGTCTATGACATCTCCGGTAAAGCACGCTAAGACCCCTTACTCAAATAACATCTTGACATCAAGAAATGAGTATGGTATAACTGTAGGAGTTTGCTTAGCCCCACCTCTGGATACCTAGGCAACCCTTACAGTGGCCCTTAAAGGGCTCCCTGAACACTAATAATCTTTAAGAATTACCTGATAAGTACAGGCCCTGTGTAGCTAAGCTGGCAAGCTGCCCTATACAGCACCCTCGAAACACTCAGCCCCTTATCCAGATTGTTTAGGTTCTCTTAACTGAGGTACTCTAACTAAACACGTACCTCTATTTATCAAGCCAAACAATGAAGAGGATATCTCAATGGCTTTCGCATCAGCTGCCGGTCACGGCAACCTGCCTAATGGCAACTTCTCAAGTGTTATCTATTCCAAGAAAGTCCAGCTTGCATTCCGCAAGAAGGCTATCTGTAATGACATCACTAACTCCGACTACTTCGGTGAAATCTCAGCACAGGGTGATACTGTTAAGATCATCAAAGAGCCTGAGATCTCTGTAAGCTCCTACGCACGTGGTACACAGATCGCAGCACAGGACCTTGACGACGAAGACTTCTCCCTCGTTGTAGACAAAGCTAACTACTTTGCTTTCAAGATCGACGACATCGAAGAGGCACACAGCCACGTTAACTTTATGGACCTTGCTACAAACCGTGCGGCATACCGCTTGGCTGACCAGCTTGACCAGGAAGTCCTTGGTTACCTTTCCGGTTACAAGCAGTCTGCTCTGCACGCAGCTGGTGACACTGTTAACGACCAGGTAAACGGTACTGTTGCTGTTTCTACTGCTGGTGCAGACGAATTGCTGACTTCCATGAAGCTCATCAAGTCTTCTTTCGGTAACATCTCAACTGCTTCTGCTGCGGATCACTCGATCCCAGTTGCTGCTCGCCTCCCAGGTGCAACAGCTCTGCCAACAGCATACGCTTCTCCTGTTATGTTGATCAACCGTATGGGTCGTTTGCTCGACCAGCAGAACGTTGACAAGGATGGCCGCTGGATCGTTATTGACCCAGTTATGCTTGAAGTACTGATGGACGAAGATAGCCGCTTCTTGAATGCTGACTTCGGTGACTCTGGTGCTCTTCGCAACGGTCTGGTTATGAACAAGTGGAACGGTTTCCGCGTGTACGTATCCAACAACCTGCCAAGCGTCGGTGGTGGTGCTGCTACAACTGGTACTGCTAACCAGAACACTGACTACGGTGTTATCGTTGGTGGTCATGACTCCGCTGTAGCAACTGCTGAGCAGATCAACAAGACAGAGACATATCGTGACCCTGACAGCTTTGCTGACATCGTCCGTGGTATGCACCTCTATGGTCGTAAGATTCTGCGCCCAGAGGCTCTCGTAACTGCAAAGTACAACCTTGCGTAAGACAGTAGGTACCCTGGGTGACTGGGGTACCTCTTTCTGTTAGTCATACATCTTGAAAGGATTCTTAAATGGCTCTATCATCTTCCCTTAAGTCTAAGGCCTATATGGTCGAAAAGACTACAACCCTCGGTGTTGCTACTGGCACCACTGTTGGTCCAGCCGTTCTGGCTAACACTATGGTCATCGCTTCCGGTATCGAGTTCGTAACTGCAGCTGGTTCTGCCGCTACTTCCGCTACTGTTGCTGTTGGTGACGGCGTAACTGCTAACTTAGCAGCTGTTGACATGCAAGCTAAAGCTGCTGGCACCATCCTTGGTGGTGTAGTTCCTAGCTTCGTATCTGCTGACGACACTATCGACGCTGTCTTGGCTGTTACTGGTGCTGGTCTTGTTGCTGCTACCGTGCGTATCTGGGCTATCGTTGTAGATTGCAACGAGAACACCAAGAACGCTGCTGAGGTTGACCGCGACACACTCGCATAAGACTAGTTAGAGGCCCCTTCGGGGGTCTCTTCCCTTCCCCTCTACTCACAGGAATACAACATGGCCTTTATTGCTGATACCGTTTTCGATAACGGTCTAGCTGTACTCGATACGAATGGTATTCGTTTAGATATCTGCTCAACTGAACCCACTACATACACTGAAGCTACTGCGACTTACACACTTGGTAACGACACTGTAAACACAGGAGCCCCCACGGACGGTGTTACTGACGGTCGTCGCGTTATCGTACCGACTATCACTGCTGGCTCTGTCACAGGTACCGGTACCGCTGCTTTCTGGGCACTTACCGACAACTCCTCTATCTTATTCGCAACTGGTGCTTTGTCTGCCTCCCAGGTTGTTACAACAGGTAACACTTTCTCATTGGATGCTGTTTCAATCACTATCCGTGACGCTTAAGTAGAGCTCACAAGGTATGGCTGATCATATATTAAAAGCAGGTGGTAGTAACGCCTACAATACGTCAGTGTATGGTCAAGCTGTTTACACAGCACCAGGTATTGAGTTTAGCAGTGAGACTGCAAGTGTCTCTTTATCTCAAACCCATAACCTAGCAGCAACTAGTGTTGAGGCTAGCACTGAGGTAACTGCACCAGGTCTAACTCAGGTCCAAATGCTGCTGAGTGTAGTAACCCAGTCTAGCCCTGAGGTGACTGCCCCAGAAATAGACGAACTAAACATACTGGATGCTACCGATGTACAGGCCCCTACAACCCTGACATTACCCACCCCTCGTCAACTACATAGTCTAACGAGTGTCGGGTCAGAGAGCTTACCGGAAGTCTCAATACCGATTTGTAAGGAGAGTAATGAACTCTTCGCAATATCAGTAGAGTCGACGCCAGGTGTGACCTCCGTACCAGTACAACAGGCACACACCCTTCTTTCGTCTAGTGTAGAGTCAAGCTCTGACGTTACAAACCCTGCTCAAGTCACAGGTGTTGTCTTCTTACAAACTCCGACTGAGACTACGTCTGAGTCTGCAACACCTTCTATCTGGGAGTTAGGGCCTTTTGAACAAGACACAGACTTTACAGTGTACGTACCAGAACAAAACACAAAGGCTCTAGTTGGTCCACAGGATTATAGTAATCAAGTGATAGTACCTCCAGAGAATAGACAGATAAGGATCGCAGCGTAATGAAATGGCCCTTTAAAGACCCCGATGAGATTCAGGATTACACTATAGACTGGTCACGTTTCCTTGGGTCATACACAATAGATTCCGTCCAGTGGTACATAAGAGACGCTGATGGCGTTAAGACAGCGGTGTCAACTACAGAAACCGTCGACGGGCTCACCTTAGGTGCCCAGACAAACACTGGCACTGTAGCAACCGCACGTTGGTCGAATGGCGCAGCTAACAAGACTTATAAAGTCACATGTGCTATTACGTACAACACAGTGTTGGTGGCAGAGCGCGTAATTCAACTTCCAGTTAAGGAAAGATAAGAATGGCTTACAATTACCTTAACTTAGTAAATGATCTTAGCCGCCGTGTGAATGAGACTGAGTTGACCTCGTCTAACTTCCCTACCGCTACTGGTTACTATAACACAGCTAAAGACGCTATTAACTCTTCTATCCGATTGTTGAACCAAGAGGCATTTCAATGGCCTTTTAACTTCGTTGAACAAGAAGATACACTCACAGCAGGCGATCTTAGGTATGACTACCCTGCTAGTACAAAGACCATTGATTTTAACACATTCCGTATTAAACGTAACTCTACGTTCGGTAATGAGACTAAGATGTTGAAAGTGATGGACTACGAGGAGTACCTTGGGAAGTACGTAGATGATGAGTATAACACATCTGACACAGGTATACGCAAGTTACCACAGTACATCATCAGAGCCCCTGGGAATCAGTACATTGTGTACCCCTCTCCTGACCAAGACTACGAACTAGTCTACGAGTCCTACTCCCTCCCTGTCGATCTAATCTTACACTCAGACGTACCGGAAGTGCCCGAGGCTTACCGTCACATCATTGTGGACGGAGCTATGTATTACGTTCAGATATTCCGCAATGATAATCAATCAGCAATGATGTCTTTGGAGAAGTTCAAAGAAGGTATTAAAAACATGAGAGCTATTTATATCAACCGGTTTGAGTACGTATACGACACCCGTGTCCACGGTGGGCGGTCAACTCTAAATGAGCGGATATCCTAATGGCTACAGGTTGGGAAGCATTTCCACTTGAGTTAAAAGGTGGCCTTGTCAATAATATGTCAAGACTGCAGCAAGGTATTAAAGCACCTGGCTCAGCTCGTTCTCTTATAAACTTCGAACCATCTGTTAAAGGTGGTTATCGACGTATTAATGGGTACACTAAGTATGACTCAAACGCTGTCCCTGTGTTTGGTGAGACTGTTGTACAGGGGAGTGGGCAGACCGGGACTGCTTTGGTTGTAGGTAACCTGTTTGAGGCTCCCTCGGATGCTGATACATTCACTATTGACGGCGTCTCAGGGACTTACGTAATCGACACAGGTGGGGTGTCTTACAGCTCAATCAATAAAGAAGCTACTCTGACTCTTACAGCCTCTCTAGCTTCGTCCCCTGCCGATAAGGCATCTATTACATTCACTAATAAGACATCGAACATCGAGGGTCTCCATCTCTTCCACAACACATCGAATGGAGTTAGTACCGTACTAGCTCACCGTAGTGGTAGTTTGTGGTCCGGGACTGGGATTGGATGGTCTAACGAGTCAGCACCGTCCTACGGTACCGTTCTAGTTAATGGTGGTTCGCAGACGGGTGCAAGCCTTGCGGTAGATGGTATCGACAGTGACAACTACATACCCCACGTTGGGGATACTTTCACAATAGATGGTGTGGAGAAGGTTTATACGGTCCTGTCAGCGCCAACCATCTCTTCTGGAGCTGGTACCTTAAGCATCTACCCATCCCTGTCTTCATCCCCTGCCGATGACGCAGCTATTGTCTTCCTAAGTGCAAGTATGTCAGGTGCGTCCAAGTGCCGCTTTGCTAACTTTAACTTTGATGGCACTGAACGTACTGTTATAGTTGATGGAGTGAATTACCCTGTAGTCTGGGGCCCATCTGAAGCTCTTACTGTTGTTAGCTCTTCGGAAGACCTCCTGGGCGCTGATACCGTGGTTAGTCACAACGACCACCTGTTCTTCGGTAACGGTAGTGCTCTGGTCTTCAGTACACCTTTCTCTCAAAGTGACTTCAGCTCAGCGACAGGTGCTGGGATCATCCAGCTACCGTCAAACATCACTGGGTTAATCTCCTTCCGTGAGAAGTTGATTGTATTTACTGAGCACACTATCCACCAACTAACTGGTACTAGTATTGCTGACTTTACATTAAGTGAAATCTCTGAAGACTTAGGTTGCTCTGAGCCAGACTCTATCCAAGAAGTTGGTGGTGACGTCCTTTTCCTAGGACCTGACGGTCTTCGCTTTCTAGGTGCAACCGCGCGTATCGGTGACTTTAACTTGTCACTAGCTTCACGTAACATTCAAGACAACATTACACAGTTTCGTTCAGACTACTCAAACATTGTGTCACTAGTAGTACGGGGTAAGTCACAATACCGTATCATTGGTTTCACAGCAGGTGGGTCTGAGTCGTCAACTGTTGGATATATTGGTACTCAGTTTTCAGACCAAGAGGCCTCTGGTTTCGCGTGGGGCCAGACAAAGGGTATTAAAGCATACCGAGCTGTATCTATATTTACTGGAAGTTCGGAGACTGTACTCTTCTGTGGAGAAACTGGATACGTGTATGAGCTGGAGGCAGGTGATACCTTTGATGGAACAACCATACCAGCAGCCTTCTACACCCCTTTTATGGCTATCAATGATCCAAGGCTTCGTAAGACACTCTACAAAGCTACAACATACTACGACCCTGAAGGCGACGTAAATGGTACTCTAACCTTTAAGTATGACTTTCAGAGACCTGATGTGGTCCAGCCTTTGGTCGGTGGTGGTTCTTTCTCGGTGTTTGGTTCAGCTATCTTTAATGATGTTGACTACGGAGGTGACCCTGAGACAGTCATTGAAACACAAGCAACTGGTTCATTCTTTACTGTATCATTGCAGTACGAGTTCTCATCAGCAGCTAACCCTCCCTTTGTAGTAGACACTGTTCTACTCGAATTCTCTAACAACGATAGGAAGTAAGACATGGGCGTAGGATATACACGTAACGATACCTCCAATAACATTGCGAATGGTAACGTAATTGATGCAGCTGATCTCGACGGTGAGTTCGATGCTATTGTAGATGCTTTTGCAAATGGCACTGGCCACACCCACGACGGCACAACTGCTGAAGGCGGAGCTATCACTCTAACAGGCCCAGCGCAAGAGTATATAAGTGACGGCACTGCACTGTACCCTAAGACTGACGCTACGTACGATCTAGGTAAGACAGCTGCATCATTTAATGTTGCATACGTTGAGTCCCTTAACCTAGGTGGGACAGCTGTCACAGCTACTGCAGCTGAGTTGAACACTCTTGACGGTATTACAGCTACTGTAGGTGAGTTAAACACCCTTGCTGGTATCACAGCTACTGTAGATGAGCTGAATGCTCTCGACGGTATTACAGCTTCTGTAACTGAGCTTAACTACACAGACGGGGTCACCTCCGCTATTCAAACACAGTTAGACGCTAAGCAACCGTTAGACACAGATCTGACAGCTATTGCCGCCTTAGCTAACACAGATAGTAACTTCATCGTAGGTAACGGTACAGCTTGGGTTGCTGAGAGTGGGGCAACTGCTCGCACGTCCCTTGGGTTAGGTTCAGCTGCGACTACAGACTCAACTGCTTATGCTACTGCAGCACAGGGTACTACAGCGGACAATGCTCTTCCTAAGGCTGGTGGAACCATGACTGGTAGCATTACAATGCCAGCGTTAGGTACAGTAGACGGTAGAGACTTGTCAGTAGATGGTGCAAAGTTAGACGGTATTGAGGCTGGTGCAGACGTTACTGATACAACTAACGTGACGGCTGCAGGTGCTCTCATGGATAGTGAAGTCGATGCTGACATTAAGACCTTAACCCTTCCAGCTTCAACTACAATCTCTACCTTCGGTGCTAGCCTTATTGATGACGCTGCTGCAAGCAATGCGCGCACTACATTGGGTCTTGGAACAGCTGCAACTACAGCCTCGACTGCCTATGCTACAGCAGCACAGGGTACTACAGCTGACAGTGCAGTGCAGCCTAATGACAGCCCTACGTTTGGCGCTGTGACAGCCACATCTTTCTCTGGTGATGGATCGTCTCTTACAGGTCTACCTGCAGGCTACACTGACTCTGATGTGGACACGCACCTCAACTACTCAACAGCAACATCCGGGCAGGTCTTGAGTTACAATGGCTCAGACTACGATTGGATTGCCGTATCTTCTAACGCTACACATACCGGTGAAGTTACTGGCTCAGACGCTCTTACTATTGCTTCTGATGTTGTCGATGCAGACAACCTTAAAGTGACGGGTGATGGTACTACTTCACAGTACCTTCGTTCTGACGGTGATGGAACATTCACATGGGATACACCAAGTAGCGGGCAAAGCACTTCTCATGGAGCAGTTGGTACTTACGCTTCTTTTTCATGTACTGTAGACAATGTTGGCGTCGGGTCCACTACCTCGGGCAGCAACCTACGCCGTCTGAATGACGAAGGTGACGGCTTTGGTACCATCACCGGGACTAGTAACACTTCCACCGCATCAGGTACGTGGCGTGTTATGGGCAACCACAGGACACTTGTTCAAACTGGCGGGACTCCTATCTACTCCGCTAACCTCTTTGTAAGGATTTCTTAAATGAGTATTACAATCACAC